AATGCTCCTTGTATATTAGCGCTTGCCATTGTTGGTCCTAATTCTAAAGCTTGAGTCCTAGACATTCCCATATTGCCTTCCATCTCAACAAGTCTTTCGTTTAGTTTATTTAATTCGTTACCCCAAGCAACTAAAAATAAACCTGACGCTACCGCAGGATCTTGTATTACTTCGAATATATCGTTTTTAAAATCTGTAAATTTTTGTAGTGATTCGTCTAACTCAGTGCTCCTGTCTACTTGCTTTTGTAAAATTCTTAATACTTCCTTTTCAGCGTTTAAAGATTCGTTCTTTTTAACAGATTCGTCTATGGCAAGTTGCGCAATTGCTTGCGATGTTGTTTTTTTATCTGCTAGAATTTTCTGATTTAATATATCTTGTTGATATCGATCGTCAAAGATTAATTCCATTTCTTTTTCTAGATCTAATGAATCTGTAATTGTTTTATGTGCTGCCGCGTCCATTACTTCTTTTTTTACTTGACGCTTATAACCTTCGTTACTTAATAGCGATAGTTCTTGTGCATTACTTACAAGTTTTTCAGCGTGGCTTACTTGCATATCCATAACATCAGCATTGGCTTGTGCTGCGTCGACCAGCCCTCTTGTCATCGTAAAACTACGATCTGTTAGATCGTTTAGCTTTTGCTGAGAAAGTTCTTTTTGTTTATTTATTTTGAGAAATTCTTCTTCGTACTTGATCTCTTGCTCCAAGTACTTTTCTTGCGCTTCAGCTCGTTTGGCTTCTAATTTTGCTCTTCTCTCTGGACTCATCTTTGCCATTTATAGACTATACGTATTTAAGTTTATATTTTTTACGAATTGCATCCATATCTGCTGCAGCACCTACGCTTGCTTTTTCGATTGTTTGCTGGATTTTAATTGCTTTTTCAACTGCAGCTTTACCTGCAGGACTTGATTTAGCGAGTTTTTCTAACGCAGCTGCAGATCTTTTATCATTTGATTTGTGTAATATGTCGAATACGTGGCCAACAACTGCATCAATTAATCCTTCTGATAATTGTTTGGAACTACAGTATTCTCTTATAGACAACTCTAATACTAATTTCATTTTTATATCTCACCTTTTAGTTTAATATAAATATCATGAAGTCTATTGTTTTGCGTATGAATATGAAGGTGGTTTACTTTGTGAATTAGATTTACCGGAAGCTTTATCGTATTGTTCTTTTTCTTCCTTCTTAGCTTTAACTAACATCTTATAATAAAAGTTTCTAAGATATACAGGCATACTGTATACATCGCCATGGGTAAACCCGCTTGAATAATTAAGTAATTCAAATATTTGTCTGTGTAGAATAGGACGGTATTCAGACCCTAGGCCAAAAAAAGTCCACAGTCATAGGAATTGCTACATCCCCTTCGTGTCCGCAACTTTCACATTCAAAGTATACTGTCATATCGACGTCTGGTGAAATTGCATCTAAATGTTTTCTAAACGCTAATGAGTCTCTAGATACAAATTCGTTTTCAACAAAGTTATCTACTGCTAACTTAGTATCTTCTCCATCAACTGCACTTATTATTACTTTTAATCTGCTAGTTAAATCAAAAGATATCTGCGTAGACTTAGATCTCTTTTTCATTCTCTTTGTTTCTATTTCTATTAACTTTTCGTCTGCATGAGTTAAGATTTTAAACGAAAGTGTTTTCTTGCTTAAAGGCAATACAAATTCGAACTCGTTTCCATTGTCTCCTAGTTCAACTTGTTTATTTTCTAAAGCTGCTAAATCAACTACTTCTTTAACTTTAGCTTGACATTTAGGACAAGATACTTCTACTGGATATTCAGCGCCATAACCTAATACTCTTGCTGCAATCATAATAGCATTTTTATCGCCTATTACTAAATCATCGTAATTAACAATTGCTCCTTCTCCATTGCTCACTATCAGTGATCTTAATAACATATCTATTACTATACCTTTTTGAATTAGATTTTGCGACGTAAGAATATCTTCGTCCTTTGCAGTCATATATTTCATTTCAACTTTACCTGAAGTCAACGGGTGTCCTTCTGGATATAGCTTACCTTGAGAAGGTAAATCTATAATTTCTGTTGGGAATTTAGATTCTGCTATTTTAGTAACTTTTGATTCTGAAACTAATTTATTTTTTAGTTCGTCTATCGATAATTCTTTACCTGGGTAATCTTCTGAGATCTTTGTCATATATAACTCTTTATTTTGTTTATAACGTTTTGTTTATATAAATATCATATATAAAAAAAAGAGTGGCAATTAAGCCACTCCTTTAAATTTGTAAAATATTATAATATTATTAGTATTGTAATATTGCGTAATCTATCTTTAAAGTTAAACTTACCATTAATGCAGTATCAACTGTGTCCCATGCAAGGTCACCAAATGTTGCTGTAGCGATGAATGCACCTTTAAGTGTCCATTCTTCAACCTTATCACCTACAGGTCCTAATACATTAATTGTTAAATCTTTCTTATAGAAATCAGAATATCCATCTCTACCTGTTACAGATTCGTGGTGTAATCTTACCCACTCCATTACAGCTTGAGCTCCTGAAGGTACAATAGGATCGTGAAGTTCCATAGTAATATCACCCCAAACACTTTTTCCTTTTACTTTTCTTGTTGTGTTGATATGATTTAAAACTACTTCCCCACTTGTGAATTCAGGTCTGTTTACTTTTTTGATTAAGTATGATGGAACTCCATCCATATACATGATAAACCTGTTTGCTTGCTTCGGCTCAAATGCCGTGAACATTGCTTCAGTTGGGTCTATTAAATTTGCCATTTATATTATCTCTTTATTTGTATATAAATATACCGTTAATCATTAAACGTAGCGCCAGTTGGCATTACATTGAAATCAATTACAATAAATTCTGCAGCCTTTGCAGGTTGTAGAAATATATCGCCCTTAAGGATATTTTAATCGATAATATCTGGAGTATTGTTAGTAGCATCCATCACTACTTTAAATGCATACAGACCTTGTCTTGATTGAACAGATTCCATGTAAGGGTTAACAGTTGAAAGAAATCTATTTCTTGTTGCATCAGTATTATTTTCAAATACTAAGTACTTCGATGTAGAGGCAATAAATTTCTTAAGGTTAATTAATAGTCTTCTAACATTTACTCTATCTAATGCTGAAGCTTTCTTTTGTAGTGTTTTCTGACCCCATACAACAACACCTTCACCTGGGAATGTAGCTACCGGATTTAAGTTGTTTTCGTACATAGTATCTCTGTGAGCGTGAGTTAATTTAACTTCTGCTTGTATTACAGATTCTTGTCCACCTCTGTTTAAACCAGCAGGAGCAAACCATTCTGCAGCAACTTTATCGTTGAATGCATAGATTCCAGGCATTACTGTAGCTTGAGGAACATAAACATATTTACCTGTAGAAGGATCGGCAACTTGTACCCAAGGCCAATACATTGCAGCATAAGAACTATCTAATAAACCAGCAACTGCAGAAGCAGCAGCAACAGTACTGTTGAATTCAACAGGATCTACAATACACATAGCATCACCTCTTGTTTCACACATTGAAATTAACTTGTTAGAAATAGCAGGGTGTTGTGTATGATTAATTCCTGGAGCAAATACTAAGTTAACATCGTATTCGTCTGCGTTAGATAATAAATCTATTGCTTGAAAGTAACTAGTTTTACCTGTACCTGATGGACCACAATCTAAACCTTGTTGATTGTTAGTAGTAATTGTTTGATAGAAATTTTGCGGATGTTGTAATCCAACACCAGAACCATCTGATCCGTTTGCAAATGTTCCATTAGATACTTGTGGTAAACTTCCAGTATACGTTGGATCTGTAATAGTTCCGTTATCGTCTAAATAATCTACAGTGTTTGCTATACTAGCTTCGTCGATATAAACGTATTGAGACATGTTAGGATAAGTACCAGTACTTTTAACAATTCCATTTACAGAATCATAAGATTTATAAGCAGTACCTACCTTTTTACCTAAATAATTAGATGCTTGAGGATCTAGCGAGCAGTTTGAAAAAGATTCTAATAATACTTTTCTTTTGTCTGTATCATCACCTCTTCTAATTGAAAGCGTAAACGTACCTTTGTTTTCGTTGATGTTTGATACTTCCCATCTAAGATTATCTTTAGTACCGTATTTTACACCGTTTGAAGTAAGAATGTTGTTTGATCCTGTTCCGTGTGCGTTTGTAGGTCTACTGTTCATTCCTAAACCGTGTGCGTGTGTTTCTATCTTGAACGAATGAACAAATGCAGCAACAGTTGAACCTGATGTTGGAACTCCTTCCTTAGACGCATTAAAA